GTTTTGAACAATAGTTTTGACAAACTAAAGAAAGTTGCTTAGATGGACAGGTGAGACAGTTCAAAAGCTAGGTCAGCTTCAGAGCCATCGTTGCATTGATAGACTTGTCCAGCGGGGAGCGGGAAGTGTTCCGGATTCCAGTAATTCTGTTGTCTGATCGGATCACGGCCGGAGGGGCGTGATAGTCGAGACCAAACTTCAGTCTGGGTCGGGAAGTGGTCAAACAAGACGTTATCATGTGGCATCTCAGGGATGAGGATGTCGAAGATGAAATCGAGGTCTTGCTTGCGCGGAGTGAAACCTTGGTGTTTCAGCTCGTTGTAGAGGTGTTCGCAGATTGGTCGCAGGCGTGGATGTCCAGCGGAGGCGACGTAAATGCCGATAGCACGTGCCATGACTCGGGGAGCGGAGTCACGCAGTGTCTTAGGATACAGCAAGTGTGCGAGGAGGTCTTCAGGATCACGAACAGGCCAGCCATTCCAGTTAGAGTAACTGAGAACTTTGGCGTTCTGGATCGTTTCTGAGACGTGTACCTTGTCAACTGATAGCTTAGCACCAAAGCGACGGAACGCTTCGTTGCGCAACTTCTCGAGGAAGTCGGGCCATTGGTCAACAGGTATACTAACCAACAAACCAAAGAGTACATCATCACCCATGAGTTTAATGAACATGTCAGGCGGGACAGCGTAGCCGAGGGCTAGCAGGCAGGTGACGATCATAACTCCATTGTAGAGTGAGTCAAAGAATTGGGTGCAGAAAATGCCAGAAGGCATTCCAGCGTACAGACGTTTGAAGACAGCACCAGTCAGTGTGACGAAAGGCATGTCGAAGTAGTACTTGCACATCCAGTTCCAGAGATTGTGTAACCTTGTGGGATTGGTCCTTGCTTTTGGATATAGTGTGGTGGGGCAGTAGCGGCCGCAGAAGCAGAAATACGTTTTAACGATTGCTAGGAGATCAGTCCAGACGGAGAAATAGACATACATGTCAAATTGAGACCAGTCAAGATTGAATACGGGACGGTATTGCTTGTAGGAATGATGCCATTCGGAGTTGAGACGAGCCCAACCGCCGTTCAGCGATTCGTAGTTCCAAAGCATAGGTGTTTGATGTTCTGTGAGATAGTGAGAAAACAAAGGCCAGAAAAACATGGCTTCAACGAAAATGAAAACTTTGGGGACACCAAAGACAGTTCGAATCTTTGCTAACTTGCCAATTTTGTTGAGAGCACCTTTTACATGGAGCGTTATCATGTCAGGAAAGACATCGACACCGTTCTTAATGTGGTGAATCTGTTGGCGTGTGAACTCGAAAATTTCAGTGTACAGGTTGTAGAACTTGAATCTTCTATTGGGGATCAAACCGGAGAGGAATTTGGCGTTGAGAGAGTCGCGAACCCATTTGAGGTAGGTAAAGGGACGTTCAGCGGAAGTGGAAGTGTTCCAGGGATACCAGCGTAAGTCGGTGAAGTGGACAGGATGGATTAGCCATTTGGGGCGAAACCAGGTGCCAACGATATCGAGAGCTTGATAGTAGTAATCATCCTTAATGACTTCGTGTTTGGGCACGTTGTACATCATGGCGATTGAGTGAGCATATTCGCTTGTTGGAGCGGAGCGATAGTAACCGTAGAGGACAGCTTGAATAGTGTCGACTGGGAAACAGAAAGCATACATGCAGATGGTGTTAAATATGAACCAAAACATTTGTAAATGCCATTGGCCAGGGGAAACCATCATTTGAGGAACAGTACCGTGGTTCGGATCATAGTGAAGGAACTCAAGATTGAGACCAGGAATGAAATCGAGTGGTAGAGACATCGGATAGTAGGGAAGAGGATTGTTTTTGCTTAGCAGCGAAAAATCGATCAAAAAGAGACTCAAAAGAAGACTTGGAGGGAG